AAATATTAATTTTTGATAATGAGCCTCGCAACAAAGAAATTGTGAAGTTAATGAAAGATGCTATCAACTTAGGTCACGATGTTGTAATTTGGCCCAATAACATCGTAGGCAAAGATATCAATGAGATGGTGATGAATGGCTTATCGCCTGATGAAATTGAAGCGATTATAAGTAATAACACATTTAAGAATATAGAAGCGCAAGCTAAATTTGTTTTTTGGAAGAAAATATAATATGAAAGTTAAGTTAGTAAGTAATAGCAAACCATCCCGTGAGATTACAAGCGAAGGCCTGTATGATATGCAAGAGTTAATTGCATTCTGCGCCCGTGTATCCAATCCTGCAAATCAATACAATACTGATACCTCTGATAAATTAATCAAATACCTAATCAAGAATAAACATTGGAGTCCACTAGAAATGGTGTCTCTATGTTTAGAGATTGAAACGACTAGAGATATTGCGAGACAGATATTACGGCATCGGTCATTCTCGTTTCAAGAGTTTAGTCAACGATATGCGGATCCAACAAAAGATTTAGATTTTGTGTTGCGTGAGGCTAGATTGCAAGACATGAAGAATAGACAGAATAGTATAACTACAGAAGATTTACAATTGCAAGCATTTTGGCAACAGCAACAAATGCGTGTTATCAATGCAGCCAAAGAAGCATATGAATGGGCAATTGCAAATGGTATTGCAAAAGAACAAGCAAGGGCGGTACTACCAGAAGGTAATACTGTATCTAGATTATACATGAATGGAACCTTGCGTTCTTGGGTACACTATATAGAACTCAGGTCAGAAAATGGCACACAGAAAGAACACAGAGACATTGCAGTCGCATGTGCAAGAGTAATCGCAGAAGTATTTCCTTTGGCGAATCAGCTATTAACAAAATAAGAAAAATTGGAGCATTACATGGAAGATATCGTTCACGGTATTAAGGTAGACTATTCTCGGGATAATCTGTTTGATGAACTTGGCATAAAACGATTAAAAGAAAGTTACATGAAAGATGAGGAACAATCACCACAAGAGAGATTTGCTTTTGTTTCTAGGGCTTTTGGATCAGACAACGAACACGCCCAAAGACTTTATGACTATTCTTCTAGACATTGGCTTAGCTATTCTACTCCTATTCTCAGCTTTGGGCGTTCTAAGCGTGGCCTTCCTATATCATGTTTTCTCCCCTATCTCCATGATAGTGCAGAAGGTTTGGTTGATTGTCTCTCGGAAGTAAATTGGTTGTCTATGTTAGGTGGAGGTATTGGAATTGGTCTTGGTATTCGTTCTGCTGATGATAAATCTACTGGCATTATGCCTCATCTTCGCACTTATGATGCATCCTCACTCGCTTACCGCCAAGGGCGGACTCGCCGCGGTAGTTATGCTACTTACTTGGATATCTCTCATCCCGATATTCTCATATTTCTTGAAATGAGAAAGCCAACAGGTGACCAGAATATGCGTTGCTTGAATCTACACCAAGGTATTAACATCACCGATGACTTCATGCAATTGATTGAACATTCTATGCTTGATCCACATGCTGATGATACATGGGAACTAAAAGATCCACACAGCGGTGAAGTGCGTGATACAATACCAGCAAGAGAATTGTGGCAAAGAATTCTTGAAGCACGGATGCTAACTGGTGAACCATACCTACACTTCATTGATACAAGTAATCGTGAAATGCCACAATTTCAAAAAGATTTGGGCTTGAGCATTAGACAAAGTAATTTGTGTAGTGAAATTATTCTACCAACAGATAAAGACCGCACCGCTGTATGTTGCTTGTCATCAGTTAATTTGGAGTATTATGATGAATGGAAAAAAGACGAACTATTCCTTAAGGACATTGCTGAAATGCTTGATAATGTTCTTGGGTATTTTATTGCTAATGCGCCTGATACCATTGCTAGGGCTAGGTATTCTGCTAGCCGTGAGCGTTCAATTGGCATCGGAGCGTTAGGCTTCCATGCATTCCTACAGAAAAGTAATATTGCATTTGAAGGTGTCATGGCTAAAGTTATGAACAATCAGATGTTCAAGCATATTAAGGAGAAACTTGATGAAGCGAATATTCAATTGGGCAGTGAGCGAGGCAGTCCTCCTGATTGCGACGGCACTGGTCGTAGGTTTGCTCACGTTATGGCTATTGCTCCCAATGCTTCTTCTTCTATTATTATGGGTAATACCAGCCCTTCTATTGAGCCGTATCGTGCTAATGCTTATAGACAAGACACGTTGAGTGGTTCATCATTAACAAAGAACAAATGGTTAGATAAAGTTATCATAAATCATTTAACTGGCGGTGATGAAACAAAAACTGTTGAAACTGGTGAATATTCAGACATTTGGTCATCTATCATTGCAAACGATGGCTCTGTTCAGCATCTAACATGGATGGATGAAAATACAAAAGAGGTGTTCAAGACTTCAATGGAGATTGACCAGCGTTGGGTTGTTGAACATGCAGCCGATAGACAGCATTACATTGACCAAGCACAGTCATTGAATCTATTCTTTAGACCAGATGTTAACATCAAGTATCTACATGCATGCCACTTCCTAGCATGGAAGAAAGGACTCAAAACATTATACTATTGCCGTAGTGAGAAATTGGCTAAGGCTGATAAAGTATCAAAACGAATTGAACGTGATGTTATTAAAGAACTTGACATGACACAAATTGCACAAGGTAACGAATGTTTAGCCTGTGAGGGGTAAATGAAACCTACTATAGCATTGTTTATACACGACCCCAAGTGTTCGGTGCAAAGTGGCAATGGTATCATCAAAGCATTAAATTCGAAGTATGAATTCAAAATATTTTCAAAGAATGAATTAGAAGATGATTTCTTTGATGATGTGCAAATGATTGCAGTACCGGGTGGCTTTGGTGATTCTGATTCATATGATTCATTGTTCAAGCACAATTCAAAAAGAGTTGTGGAGTTTGTGAGAAATGGTGGTCACTATCTTGGTATCTGCATGGGTGCATATTGGGCAGGTAAACACTATCTCAATATTTTAGGTGATGTAGAGGTTGAACAATATATAAAAAGACCAAACGCAGACACAAGGCGACCACATGCGAAGAATATGCCAATCATTTGGAATGGTGTAGATGACAACATGTTCTTCTATGATGGCTGTGCATTTGGACCAGGTCAATATGAAATCGTTGCGAAGTATATGAATGATGATCCGATGGCTATCATAAAAGGTAGAATTGGTCTTATTGGTTGTCATCCCGAAAGCCAACCGCATTGGTATGAGAGTTACAGTTGGATGAAAGGCAAGTATCATAATGGTAGACATCACACACAGCTACTAGAGTTTGTAAATAAATTAATGAAGAAATAATAAAGGAAAAAATGAAAAAAATAATCATAAGCGTAATAGCAATGCTATCCATCGTTGCTTTTGCTCAAGGTAAACAAAAGGATGGTGTCATTTATGATGCAGTTATCACCAGAGTTATTGATGGTGATACTGTAGCATTTCAAGCACCATTTCTACCTGCACCATTGAAGCAGGAACTATCCATTCGTGTATTTGGTGTTGATACACCGGAGAAAGGATTCAGAGCGCAATGCCCAAGCGAGGATCAAAAAGGTCAGGCCGCATCTGCATTTACTAAAGCACAAATCAATGCATCAACCAAACGTCAGGTGATTCTAATGGACTGGGACAAATATGGTGGGCGTGTGTTGGGTGATGTTGTACTTGATGGTAAGAGTTTACGTCAAATGTTAATAGCAAATGGCTTTGCCCGTGAATACTATGGTGAAGCAAAACAAAGTTGGTGCAATTAAAATGAAAAAGATTATTAGATTTACGGCTGAATGGTGCCAGCCATGCAAGACACTATCAAAACAATTGGAAACAATGGATTTAAATATGCCCATTGATGTAATTGATATTGACAAAGACCCAGAGATTGCGATAGAATATGGCATTCGCTCGGTGCCAACACTTGTGCTTATGGAAGACAATGAAGTAAAAAGCAAAATTGTTGGGCTAAAAGCGCCGAATGAAATTAGAGAATGGGCAACAGCATGATTAAGAAAACAACAACACGACTAACGGATGACAGAAACCATTTCAAGCCGTTCAATTATCCGTGGGCCTATGAAGCATGGTTAAAGCATGAACAATCACATTGGTTGCACACCGAAGTGCCGATGCTTGAAGATGTGAAAGATTGGAAAAAGAAACTAACCAATGAAGAAAAACAATTTCTAACACACATCTTCCGATTCTTTACACAAGGCGATATTGATGTGGCTGGTGGGTATGTTAAGAATTATCTACCACACTTTCCACAACCAGAGGTGCGTATGATGTTGATGGGCTTTGCCGCAAGAGAAGCCTTGCACGTAGCCGCATACAGTCACCTGATTGAAACTCTTGGACTACCAGAGACAACATACAATCAATTCCTAGACTACCAAGAAATGAAGGACAAGCATGATTACGTTCTGGATATATCTTTACAAAATGATTCAAGTAGTTCTGTTGCTACTCATATTGCAGTATTCAGTGCTTTCACCGAAGGGATGCAATTATTCAGTTCCTTTATCATGTTACTTAACTTCCCTAGAACCGGTAAAATGAAGGGCATGGGACAGATTGTGACATGGTCCATCGTTGATGAAACTATGCATGCCGAGTCCATGATTAAGTTGTTCCGCACGTACATTGAAGAAAACAAGGAAATATGGAACGATGAACTTAAAGGAAAAATCTATTCTATTGCTGAGAAAATGGTTCAGTTGGAAGACAAGTTTATTGATTTGGCATTCAGTATGGGTCCTATGGATCGCCTTACTGCTGATGATGTTAAACAATATATTCGTTACATTGCTGACCGTAGGCTTATTAGTTTGGGTCTTAAGGGAATAATGAAAGTCAAACGTAATCCATTGCCTTGGGTGGAAGAAATGATTAATGCACCAACACATACCAATTTCTTTGAGAATAGATCCACTGATTACTCAAAGGGTGCCCTATCCGGTACATGGGACGATGTTTGGGGTAAGGCTGCATAATTACCTTGACATTGTGATTGTATTATTATATAATGTATTATGCGTATAATTGATTTGATTAAAAAACTTGAGGACCTCTATTGCACCTATGATGATGAATACAAACATCACATGGGTGAGCCAGAGATTATGATTGATGTGTTCGGCGAAACTGATTTGCCACACGTATTTGTGTATAGAGGTTTCTCAAAAGACATTTGCATAGATAAAAGTGCAGATGGTGTGTATGATATTATTAGAGCATTTGACATAAAGGAAGAAAATAATGGCTGACGAAAAAACTGAATTGAAACAAGAATCTGGACCAAAGCGCAAGATTACACAGATTGCTACCGCAACAACAAATTCTGGTAGAATTATTGTGACTGCATTATGTAACGATGGTACATTGTGGCGCCGTGATGTAATCAATGACAGCACCGAGTGGGAACAAATTAGAGGCATCTAATGGCAATAGCACATGCGTTTACGAATGATCCAGCGCAATTCAATTGGGCTGATGAAGAATTTACTTTTGAGACAAAAGACTATGCTATTGGTGGTAAGTTAGTAGGCACATCGTTTAATGTAACATTTGCTGATGTTGATAGATTTTTGTCCGATGATGATTTTAAAAATGCTATTAAAGCAACAATGGCAAAATCATTAGTTAATTTTATGATGGAAAATAAAATGATAGAGTTTACTAAAATTGAAGATTCAATGACTGGTTCATACAGATTAAATGCGAGGTGTTATCTAGCGCCGAATGACCAAGTTAAAATATTAAGGACACATTATGGAAGTGGCACAGCGAGAAAAGTATTGGTGGGAACATCACCCACTCCATAAACTATGGTGTAATGATGCTTGCCCATTAGTGCCAAGGTTTGATTATAGACCAGGTGATGAATGGAATGCTAATGGTTGGTCATTACATTGGTTGATATTTAACATTTGGACACTGGAACATTTTAGTTTTGGTATTGATGCAAGTCTGGCACAAGATAGTATATCTGTTGGTTTCATTGTACCGTATCTCAGAGTTATAATTGGCTTTCATCATGTGTGGCATTGGACATGGTTGTATAAAATCGGTAGTATGTTACGCCGCAAGCCTGCATTGAAGAATTATAAAGGTGAATACAATTGATTCAACTTGAATGGTTTATATACGGTGCATTCTTTGGTTGGATAGCACAACCACTATGGGATGTAATTAAGAAAATTGTAAGTGAAGCTAAAAAAGCAAAGGAAGAATGGTAATGGAAATAGAATCAGCATTGTATTTTTTAGGTGGATCAATCTTTATTGGTCTTGGTCTTTGTGTTATCGGCATGTTTTTATTGTTGATGAACAATATTTACCACAAGTTTTGGAAGCCTGTTGAGTGGACAATACCACAATATAGATTCATTGATGCAACCGCAGAACCAAAGCCAATTGACAAGGCAAATGAACCCAAGCTATAAATTAGACATGGAATACTAGTAATAACGCTTAGTTTTTACATACATATTTGTATGACACAGCCAAAAGGAGTGCATACAAATGAAAAATTATATACAAGAACTTTACCTTGAATTAAAATTGCTTGTAAAAGAATTTGATTCAAACATCGCTTACCAATAAGGAAAAACAAAATGGATATCAAAGAAATTCAAACCAAATCAAAAGAATTCACAATCGCAATGATTGATGCAAACGAACAAGCCTTCAACGCAGGCGTTAAAGCATTCAACAAATTGATAGGTTCCGATTATGCTACATATACGTATGGGCTAACATTTATGGGATCGGAATTTAGTAAAAATGCAAGAAAAATCGTTGAAGAATTCTCAGACCTTGCGCCTGCAGGAAATAAAAAGTAATCTCAATTGCTTTCACCCAGTCGTTCGCAACGGCTGGGTTATTAAATTCTCCATCTATAAGAACACCGGCATTCTTTTAATTTTTACCTCAAAATATACTGGCCAGACAATTATCCGATATTGCGATTCGGAAGATGGTGCGGTGGACTATATAAATATGGTTATAGAAAAAGATGCAACTGTCCATCAGGACCACAGAGAATTCTGAAAATTTATATCATAAAGGATAAAAAATGTCTTACTTATTTTTCAAAAATCCATCTTCTGGTGAAGTACACGCTTACGACCAAGAAGATGAAACTCAATTACCATACATTCAAAAAGCCCAAGATGAAAATTGGGAAGACATGACGGGTAGATGGCCACCTGCTCCATCGCAAGATGACCTTCTTTTAAGAGTGAAGAATGAAGCACTTGGATTAATTGTAGTAACTGATTACACCCAGCTACCTGATGTTTCAGCACGATTAACAGATTCCTCTTGGGAAGCATTTGTTGCTTATAGAGAAGCCGTTCGTGAAATTTTTATAAATCCAATGTTAAATCCTGTATGGCCAACAAAGCCATCCGTGGAATGGAAATAACTCTCAGTTAGGATCACACATTAATGTCAACGAGATTATCTGCATCATTAGCAACATTTAATGATGGATCTGCCCAAGATAAAAGTACGAAAGAATATGCGTTAGGAGTTACTGGACCTGGCGTTGGTCAGTCATGGGTAAATGTAATCGGCACCCGTGCTTTATTAACAACATATACAAACAGCACTGGTAGACCAATTATGGTTGCAATAACAACCACTCCTGGGCCATCCGTTGCTTTGGTATTGCGAATTAATTCATTCGGCGATAGTGTTGATTTAGACGCAGGATTTAACGGCGGCGATGGGTCTCCGGGATTTTGTGTTGTTATCCCAATTGGCGCTGTATATAGTGTACCAATTAGTAATTATCCGATTTCTCGTTGGTTTGAACTCAGATAAATCAGTAAAATAAAATGGCAATAACTCTAACCGGTACTGGAATAACTTTTCCTGTTGGTGATACACAAGAAAAAGCGGCTAGTGGCTTTGTCCTCGGCTATGGTCAAATTTGGTATAATGTAACATCGTCCAGGGCTTTACTAACAACATATACAAATAACACAGGGCGTCCAATTCAGGTTTTTATTAGGATGGCAGGATCAACTTCAAATGCTTTGGTATTTAGAGTTGATGGTGTTGATATAAGTGTAACATCACACAATGGCGGCAGCGGCACCTCATGTGTGTCATGTATCGTTCCAACAGGATCAACATACAGCATTAGCAATGGCGCTTGGCCGCTTGGCTTTTGGTATGAACTAAGAGTTTAATGGAAAAAATAATATGGCAATAACTTTGTCAGGAACAACCATGACGTGGCCCGATGGCTCCACACAAACTGTTAGCGGCTATACTCTTGTTCCCGGAATGTTATCTGGTTCCAAATGGGTAAATTTTACATCATCTAGAACCAACAATACGACTTATAGAAACACCACAGGATATCCACTAGCAGTTTGTATAAATTATGGCAATTACTCCACTAATGAGTTTTATGTAGATAATGTTTTAATTATGAATCCAAAACACGACGGGAATGGAGGATTCATGGTTCATGCTATTGTTCCAAATGGTGAGACATACAGAGCGTACTCAGTCAATGGTATTGCGGCTTGGTATGAACTTAGAAATTAAATGCAATACACCAAACGAATCATAGTAAACAAATATGAGTTAGTGCTTACATACAGTATCAAATGGAAATCATACCCAGGCGATGATGGTAAATATTATGAGAGTGAAGAAGTAAAGTATATTAAGTTTGGATTGGCAAATAGAATGATTAGGGCAGAATCTAAAGACAACTACCGAGGCTTTACATTACTCGGACTTGATGTTGGCATTGGTACCAAAACACAAACCGAAAAGATTATTTAATTACCTTGACAAACACACCGGGCTATGGTATAATGTTACTATAGCCCTTTTTTATTGGATCATTATGTTTATATTTGATGTTGAAACTCTCGGTAAAGATTCTGATGCGGTGATTCTATCCATGGCTGCAATCTATTTTGAGCCAGATAAAGAGCCGAGCCACACACAATTGCGAGAGTCCGCATTCTTTTGCAAGTTTGATGTTGAACAACAAATCAAAGAACTAAATCGGAAAGTGGACAAGGGCACCGTTGAATGGTGGTCCAAACAATGCGAGAATACCAGAATCAAATCATTTAAGCCACATGTAAATGATGTGCCATTTGAGATTGGTCATGGTGCAATGAGCAAATGGGCTAAATCAAAGAACGATTCTATTTGTTGGGTATGGGCTCGTGGTAATTTGGATCAGATGGTGTTGAGCCATATTGAGGATCAAATGGGCCTTGAAAACATCTGGTCGTATGCTAGATGGCGTGATGTGCGAACTGCGGTAGATTTTCTGTATGGTACCAAGAATGGATATGTGGAAGTGGACACACCAGCCTGGGTAGAAGCATTTGATTCTAAGCTACATATTACAAAGCATAATCCAGTGGATGATTGTGTATTTGATGCAATGCAATTAATGTACGGGAAAAAGAATCAATGAAGTATATAGGAATGATAATCAAATATATTTTGATTCTCCTTTATACATTTGTCGCTATTATGTTTAGTATTCTATTTGCTGGTATGGTATACGGTGGCTATAAAGAACTAATGAAACTATTATGAAGCATTTTGTAATTACAGGCACTCATTACGAATTTGAATTTTTTGTAAGAAGTAAATTGAAAGCATTCCCAGAGTTATATGGAAGAAAAGATTTCTTTTACGTATCAGGTCCTGATACGTTTTTTGGTCATGAGGAAGTGGGAGGCTGGTTCTATGGCTCCTGGCGTGAGAGAAAAGATATCCGTCAAATACTGGATATCCTATCAATAAAAGCAAAGATGCCATATATGATTACATTAACAAACATTTTTATAGAATATGGATTATACCCATGAAAATAACACCAGTCCAGAAGAGAATAGAGCAACAAAGAATCCGACACCATCAGGACAAGATCCACCGTGAGCACCTAGAATATATTAGAAAAGCAAATCAAAAGAGAACCGAGCATCCAAACAAAGGTAAAAAGATAGACGTTTATGTATAATAATGATATTGATGAATACACCAAGGAACTGGAACAGGAAATAGCCAGACTAAAAGCCATTATAGAAAAACTCACCAACACCGAAGAATTAAATCCTCAAGCGGTATTTCCATTCCCAAGCCCACCAAGGATTGATAGATGAAAAAGTGGATAGAAAAAGAATACTCCCAATGGGTATATTATGATGATGTTGATGGTAAAATCATCGGTGCATCCTACAAGGTTGGCAATATGAATAGTATATGGGGAGCCAAGATATACAAAGAGGTTGAGTATATCCTAGGTACCTATATTGATTCAGATTATGCGAGGAGAGCGGTAGAAACCTATTGGGACATTGAGAGCAGGACATTAATAAATGAATAAAATCATATTAAGCGCAAGTGATATAAAAGAAATAGCCAAAGTAATTGAGGAATATAAGGTAGACTATTTCACGTTAGTCCGCACTAACGAAAGTGGTATTGGATATACTATTGACTTGGAGTATAGTACCACAATCAATGGTAGGATGTGTTCAGTTAGAGTACCAATCGTGGGAGTAGACCAATGGTAAGACCTATCACAGTATTAATAATTGCATTATATAATCTATCCCTATTTGCGGGAACAGCTTATCTTATCATAGAATACGATTGGTCAGCATGGTGGTTCCTATTGACTGTTGGGATAATGAGTGTGTACAAAAGTGAAAAGAAAGAGGAATAAATTATGAAATATGCTCTCCTATATAAACCAAAAAATCAATATCTATATTTGAAAGACTATGGTCTGGATACATTGAATATTGGTATTAATCCTAAATTATATAACAATAGAATCGAAGCGGAAACGGCTTTGAAAAAACAACTGCCCTATTGTTTAGGTAAACAACTCCGAACAAATACAAATAGTTTCTTTGGATTGGAGGATCATGGTAAACCAGCCTGGTATGATGATAGACACACAAAAAAACTCACAGAAAAACAGAAAAATAAACTGAAATGGTATGAAAGTGCTATAGCCAATTGTGAAAAACAAAAAAAGTTCCTAGAAGAATTTAATATTGAAGATGTTGAAATTGTAGAAATATGAAAGCCAAGACATTTACCTATAATCAAATTATAAGTTTCTTTATTCAGAATAATATGCCATTGAACGAGAAGCAGGTTAGACTGATAGCATCCAAAGTAAAACTAGAAATGGAACAGATGGAAATCTATAGAGAAAAACAAAAAGCCAAAAAAGATGCTCAGTTTATTCGTAGAGAAAAGAGAAAAGCCGAGAGAAATGGTGAAAAGTAAAGGAAGAGCCAAAGGCCTCGGCTTCGGCTATAATGAAGTCACTAAAGATATTAATAAAGTATCCTGGGCTAAGAACCGAGAAACTATTACCATCAATGATGCATGGCGAAAAGCCAAAGAGAATGATCCAACATTGGAATATAGATTATCCTTTGTTGAATATAAGAAGTTATATAGAAAAAACAAGATATAATTGAGCGATTAACGCACCGCAACCGAACTAGCGAGAAATGCCGACATTAAAGACATGCCCTAAGTGTGGGATTACTCACAAAAAAAGAGGACCATTCTGCGGGTATTCCTGTGCCAATGCCCGTGAACAAACGCCAGAGATCCGACAGGCCAAGAGAGAAAAACTAAAAGCATACCACCAATCGCCAGAGGGAATAGCCACAGCCTCAATGAGCCGAGACTTTATGAGAGGCATTAACAGAGAACGGGCCAATGAAAGGTCAGGCGAATACACCCTGCAGGATGAAGACTGGATGCTGGACATCCCGGTACAATATGATGACGATAGCGGAGATACATATAGCGACGGAAACGATATATGGAGATCCTAATGAAAACACTAAAGCACACCTGCGACAACTGCGAGGCCCAATTCAAAATAGTTTACGATGGCGACCAAGCGCCAGATGATCCGACCTTTTGCCCATTCTGTAGCGAATACATAATGGAAGAGAGTGAGGATTCCGATGACTTGGACCTATAATAATGAGAGTGTGACCGATGATGTGATTGGTGATGCATACGGCTTTGTTTATATCATAGAGAATTTGATAGATGGGCGCCGATACATTGGTCGCAAATACTTGACTAAGGCGGCTTATAAAACCGTAAAGGGCAAGCGAAAGAAGATCCGCAAAGCAAGCGATTGGGAAACTTATTGGGGTTCTAATAAGTTTTTGATAGAGGATGTGAAGAACCATGGCGAAGATAATTTCACACGGACCATTGTGCGTTTCTGTAGAAATAGGTCCGAGTGTTCATATTGGGAGACTCACTATATCTTTGCATTGGGCGCCTTACTGAGTGATGCATTCTATAACGAGTGGGTCACTTGCAAGATATCAAAGAAGAATTTAAAACGACCCGGAATAACCTAATGGCCACAAGCGTTTGGAGAGGTCTTTTTCGGATATTGGTCTCCAATGAGCATTGTTGCACCGGATGTAGGGCTGATACTAAACTCTCAATTATAACACGTTTTCCTGCATTTGTCAATAGGCACCTTTACCAAAAATAATGCTTGACAGGCCTGGGAAGCTAAGTTACAATGGGCCTGTTGGCATTTCAAAGATTATATTATGGCAGAAGAATTAATTAACACATTGTTTGGATTAGATATATTTGATCCTGCGCCAATGTGTAAAGAAGAAGGTTGTGGTAATCCAGCAGACAATGCGGGTAATGGTCGTTGGCATACAAGATGCTCAATGCACCATAAAGCCAAGTACCAGAATAAGAATGGGTACAATGATTACAGAGGTCACAAAAAGGAATATTGTGAGAACCTAGATGGAAGACTTGGCTATACGTGTACCACTACAATCCTAATACCGGATCAATTAGAAGTGGATCATATTGATGGAGATAAGGACAACGATAAACCATCGAACTTCCAGACTTTGTGTTCCTGTTGTCACCGATACAAAACCAAGATAAACGGTGACCGTGGTCCATTAGAGAAACGAAGGTACTACTTGGAAAAACAGAAGAAAGCCCTAGAGGAACAGTCAAGTATTGCTTGACATTGTTACCAGTCCTGTTATACTGTATCCATGTTGAAAGAGAAATCAAATATGAATTCAGATGTTAAACCTTTCGTTTTCGGATTTGTTTATGCACTATCCCTTGCTGTGCTGGTGCTTGACTTGATGGTCTGGAGAGCCATGTGAGCAGAATGTCCGAGTTATTGATTGATATCCAAGAAGACTTGGACGAAGGAATACTTTCGTTTGCAGAAATTGCAGCCAAGTATGAGGTACCCGTTACATGGGTTGTTGAAGTCCTGGAGATTTGTAATGAATAAGATTTACTTTGCAGAAAAATTCGAATTGGCTCCTGGGAAATTTGTGATGAAATTCTCCTGTACTGACCTGGGTGCTGTTCGCACCGAACTATCGCCTTGGGCTAGGTCATCTGTTGAAAACGATACGATTAGTTCCATACGGGAACGTATTGAGTTATCATTACAAAAAGTCGGTTTTGAAGTGCAAAGTATAAACTTTAGTTCTATGTCTATCACAGCCCTCAAAAAGTAATACCTTTTCTGTACTTGACATTTACCAGATTCCTGGTATAATAGAGCCATAGATTGAGAGAAAAGGAAAACAAAATGCAAGTAACCAAAGTAGATGGCCTCCGAGTGTGGGTTGTGACTTCACGGAACTACCAAAACGGTGTTTTGCCTCGGGCAAAAAAAGACCGTCTCTTGGAAGTTTTTCCGGATCCAGAATCGGCTTATGCTTATTCCCGGGAAACCGCTTGTGTTTTTGACTATGTGGTGGTTTCATCTTGTCTGGCTCGGAATTTCCTAGAATCTTATTTTTAATACTTTTTCTGTACTTGACTTTTACCAGGATTCTGGTATAATAGATTACATGAAAAGTAGAAAATTAAGATCCGACAGAAATCATGTCCTGTACCGCGTCACCTGTGTAGATACCGGTGATTCATACATTGGTGTTACAGTAGCCAAAGGGCATGCATTTGTGAGATCCGTCAAGGTCCGCTGGCAAAAGCATGTTAGTCGTGCTAAGTGTGAAAACAAGGCTTGGGCATTTTGCGAGGCTCTCCGTACTCTAGCCGAATGTGAGTGGCGCTATGAGGTACTGGATGTGGTACGCGGTCGTAAACCAGCGCACCAAAGTGAGCGAGCACTAATTGACTTGTTTGAACCAACTTTGAATACTTTTTAACTACAGCAAAAAAGTCAAGTATTGGTTGACAAAACTCCAGAATCTGGTATAATTAACCCATAGATTGAAAGAAAAGAAATGCCCGAAGTAGTAGAAACCGAAGAAGTTGCAGAAGTAGTCCAAGAAAATGAAATGTCGGACTACCAATACATGATGGCTTGTCTTTATGACAACGATTGAAAAAGGAAACAGAAAATGACTAACCTTCAAATTACCCTGGCTAACTTGCAAGATGACTACAACCACAAAATGGCTATGGTCAAATGTATGCGAGTGCAGATCCAAGACTTGAAATTTCAGGTCTCTAAAGAAAAGGCTTTTGCTAAGGTACTCCGTCAGAGTGCTAAGGCTCAAAAGTTAGCGGCCCGTGAAGCGAAAAAAGCGGCTCGGATTGAAGCTATGGAAAAAAAATTGATGGCGCTTAGAATGCGTTAAAGGAGTTTATTGTGGAAGATTTTGTTTTTAGAGATTTTGTAACCGTTGCAGATATGATGGCCGCGCTGTCCGCACTGCCGCCAGATGCAAAACTGGTGATGACCCATTCTGGTTATTACTGTTACAATGAGTTGGCCGAAGTGTGTATGCCGGAAGCATATACGATGGATTCAGACGAAGGCGGTCTTTCCGAAGGGGAAGTAGTGTATCGGCTGGGCCATTCGCACCAGTCTTATTGATTGATTTCCTGATGCTAGGCAGGACAAGGCCTAGCAGTCCTATCCCAAGGATCACTGATACAATAATATCAGGCCGATGAGCATCGCAAGCCTTACCACGGGTGCCGATGGACGAGAATTTGGGAAGCAGTAGTTAGCAGTGGGAGACTTTGGTCGAATTGAATAAACTTTTTTTTAAATTGGAGAAAATTATGCGTATGCGTAAACGTGATGCGTATGGAGAAATCCATACTCGGTTGATTGATGGCTATGGATATCCCACGGGTAGTACTATGTTCCTGTACATTGTGCAAAAACACCAGGGATTGAATTTTGCGGATGCTAATAAGATGATTGAGCAGGAATTGAAGTTCCTACGGAATACTTCAAAACCCAACAAAAACATCGGTGCCATCTTTGAAATGGAATAATACCAGACTAAAAAAACTGAGAACTTTCGCAGTATATTGACAATTCTTGGATTCCTGGTATAATTAACCCATAGATTGATAGAAAAGAGGAAAAAGATGAATTACGGAATGTTCTCACCAGAAGGAAACCTTGCTGTTCATGGTATCGTGTTGTACCATAAAGCGATTGAAAGTCCTTGGCTAGTTGTCTACAAAAACTTGTGTGATTTGGCTGATGCAAATCCCGACATGTTTGGTGAAGCTACCGACACCGAAGTGCGTGATTGTGTGTATGGCGCTATTGGCGCAGATAAGCGCGGCGAGTGCTTTTATGTGTGAAGCCTTTAGAGGATATAAAGATATCCCTAGTCAGGTCGTTGCTAGGGACTTGAAGGAAAAGGGTATTTCCACTTACAGTTGGTATGCCGCTAATGGCTGTATTGGTGTTACATACGGAAATGTTAGTTGTTACTACTATGTCCGTGACGGTAAAATTGTTGATATAATTTTTGATTGAGGTTTTTCATGGCTAAGCTATACATTTTCACACAAAATTACGAGAATTATGGCTCGGAGAATGACCCTTACTGGAAAGCAAAGGGCGGCACGGACTACTTTGTGCCAGACTTCAATGGTGATGAGGTTACCACTCTAATGCTGGTCCGTGACCAAATTGAGTGTAATAATGAGTATTATAAAAGTTCTATTCTTGGCTGGGAAGTAGTGCCTAATGACTACATGACTGAATTTGAAAAAAGCCAACTGGAATACGAAGGAAGTATTCGTTTTCCTACCAGTGTCATTTCCATAAATCCTTAATAATTGAACCATGTACTAAAATACACTTAATACATTAGTGTTACATGGTTTCGTGTACCTATATCTGAGTAGGTTTTTAATGTATATTAGAGAAACGCAGTTTTTTGATACATTTGTATTAGTCGTAAAAAAACAACTTGTGGTATTTTTTGCTTGACAATCTTACCAGGCCTGTTATACTATATTCATAGATTGATAGAAAAGCGAAGGAAAAAAAATGTTGTTAATTCTCTTAGGTATTTTTGTTGCTCTGGTTCTTGTCGGAGTTGTTGTTAGTTCTTCCGTAACTTCTTTGGGATAATATAGAATGCGTACCAAGACAATCATAGATGGTTTCAAAAATTCTCAGAAATTCCGTGTTATCTTCAAAGGTGACGGTTCTGAGAATGACATTGGTTTTTATATGACGGTCCAGCAAATGACGGAACAATTCGCCACTGTGATGGCGCGGTGCATTTGCTGGGAAGCGTTGATTCAGTTATCATACGAACGGCGCATGGCTGAGGCTACTCGGAAGCCTGTTCCTACGGGTCTTGGCACTACAATTCGTAGCCAGCAAGTTCAAGTTGATTTGGTTTAAGGAAGTATCATGGACAAGACAATACAAGATTTTTTAGCCCGTGGTGGTAAAATCGTGATGTGTAAACCACGGGCGCCACGCAAGGGTGAAAAAACTTGGACGGCTAGTAAATACTCTATTGCCAATATTGGCGCTAAAGCTATGGCTACTGGATCACGTGGTATTAAGGCTACGAGGGATTATGTTTAATATTGAATACATTGAAGTGGATCAACCCGTCAAACATGCTCAGGAGATTGTGTCGGATTTGCTTGGTTCTAAATTTTTGGACTCTGGCGCTTTTGCCAAAGTGTATCGCTGTGGGAATGAAATCCTGAAAATCTTTGAGGATGACAAAGGCTACCTATCGTACCTTGAAGGCTTGTCTAAACTGCAGGAAGTGAATTCCTATGCTCCGGTTATCAACTATGTGAAGGTGTTTACCTCGGGTAAGAAAAAAGTCGGCTTAGTATCCATGGAGCCTTTAATTAGTGTTGATAAAATTCATGGCGAAAAGTATATGCGATTTAAGCGGACTGTACACCAGATTAGTGCTTACTTTGATGATGATAGCAAGAATTTTGTGATTCCTGAGGAACTTGTGAAATTGAGTAAAATCATCAAGGAAGCAAAAAAATCAACACGGCGAACCTGTTATGATATCCATATCGGTAATATCATGTTGCGGGCTAACAACAGCCTAGTGGTAACTGATCCTCTGGCGTATTGACATTGTTTTGGAGTATGTTATAATGATTGAAATTGTTTTGATGGCTATCGTGGTTGTCATTATTGGTGTAAATGTTGCGACTACAGTATCAACAAAATTTCGTAGGTGGCTTTATAAAAATGAACGAACGAATTGAAAAACTTGCTGACCAAGCCCAGCAATATGCGGAATATAACACACCGCAAGGCTTGGAGTGGCTTCCTATGTTCAAGGAACGATTCGCCGAGTTGATTATTAGGGAATGTATTGACACAGTATTAGATTCAAGTGTAGAATACGCTACCCGACCACAGATTTCTGAAGAATTGAAAGAACATTTCGGAGTTGAATGATGATTGAATGGACTACACATTTTAAGTTTCTTGGATTTACAGTACAAACCTGTGATTATGGTGGACGCTATATTTGGTGGAAACTTGGTAACTTTAATATTGGGTACAGCCGGGATCCTGACTTTAGTAAGATGAAACAGGTATGAACGAACGAATTGAAAAACTTTGGTCGCAGGCTGGAGGTCACTATGATAGCGGCAATCAGCACACTTGGCCACAATACATAATTGATGATCCAGAAAAATTCGCTATGTTGATTATCAAAAAGTGTAGGGACATTGTATCGGATACTAGAGAGCTGGCCATTGAAGAAGAATGGAATGTGGATGAAGCAATGTCCACAGCCATGTATGATATTGAAGAATATTTTAAAGTTGAAGAATGAATAAGTCTTTTATTGTTGTTTGTACTGAGTGTTCCGAAGAACATGAAACTGAAACCGTTAAATTCTTAAATATAGAGGAAGACATTCAAGGGCGTGATATCATGTACTTTGAATGCCCTGTAACTAACTTGGAGACTAGAAGTCTGGTCTATGCAAAATGAAAAAAGAATATTTAAGGGAATGGACTCTTAACAGTAAATATGGAATTTCTACAAAAGAATTTGATGATATGTTTAATCAAATTCGAGGAAGATGTGAAATATGTAATATTGAAATGCAGAAGCCAATATCAAAACAAGGTGGACAACCAAATAATACGGCAGTCATTGACCACGACCACGACACTAAAAAAATAAGAGGATTGTTGTGTAATGCGTGTAATCGTTTATTAGGTATTTTTGAAAAAAATATAAAAAATAAACAACAACATTTCTTTTCTC